CGCCGTGACTTGGCTGCATGGCGTGGCCGTGATTTCACGGAAGCGGAATTGGCAGAGTTCAATCTGCGGAACATCATCGGCGCACCTTGTATGATTCAGATCATCCACAAGAAGGCCAGCAACGGCAAGACCTATGCCAACCTTGCAAGCATCATGGCACTGCCGAAGGGTATGGCTGCACCGAAGCTCACACTTGATACCGTCATCTTTGACATTGATGAAAGTGATGCCCAAGACCTTGCAATCCTGCCTGAATGGATTGCCAACATGGTCAAGGCAAGTGAAAGCTGGCAGCAGCGTTTGATTGCTGACAAGGGCGGTGCTTCTTTTGCCGAGATTGATGACGATGAAGAGGAGCTGCCGTTCTGATGGGAGGGATGACAATGCCGAAAAGTTGTTTAGATGGTTATCTAACAGAAGGATGCAAGATTTGTCCATATTGGTTTGATGGGTCTAATCCTGAAGCTGGCATTGGTTGTGGCACTCCATTTCCTATTATGCATTGCCCGTTTTTTGCAAAAATGTATAGCGAAGAAGAGGGGTTGATGCCAAATGAGTAAATACCATAGCCGAAAAATCACACGGGATGGCATCACCTTTGATTCTGTGAAGGAATACCAGCGTTACTGTGAATTGTCTCTGCTTGAAAGGGCAGGGACAATCACAGACCTACAGCGGCAAGTCAAATTTGTTTTGCTGCCAGCGCAATACAGACAACTGTTTGATAGGAAAGCCCACAAATGGAAGACACGCTGTGTGGAGCGTGAAGTTTGCTACATTGCTGATTTTGTGTATCAGCAGGACGGCAAGACCGTTGTGGAAGACACAAAAGGAGTCAGGACAACGGACTACATCATCAAGCGAAAGTTGATGCTGTATATCCATAACATTCAGATTAAGGAAGTTTGAAAGGAAAACAGAACAATGACTATTAACGAATATCAGGCACTTGCAATGCGGACAAGCAACAAGGAATTGCCCACTGACTATCATCTGCTGAACGGTGCTTTGGGGCTTGCTGGTGAATCTGGTGAACTTGCTGACCTTGTAAAGAAGAACTGGATGCAGGGACATGAACTGGATGTTGAGCATGTTGCAAAAGAGTTGGGTGATGTCTGCTGGTACATCGCAGAAACCGCCACAGCCATTGGCTGTGACCTTGAAACCATCATGAAGATGAACATCGAAAAGCTGAAGAAGCGTTATCCTGACGGCTTTGACAGTGAGCGTTCACAGCATAGAGCAGAGGGGGATGTGTGATAATGGCTGATTTGAAGACTACTACAAGCATTGTAAAGCTGATTTTAGAGAACAACGAAATGGCACGAAACAGTGACAGCTACCTTTATTTGAAGGTGCTTGAATGTGTCGGAGAGCAGCAGGGCATCAACTTTCCGAATTGGACTGTCCATACTTTGCTGCTTTGTATGGCTGACTACAATATCCCTCCTTTTGAATCCGTCAGGAGATCGAGACAAAAAATCCAGCAGACCTATCCCCACCTTGCCGCTTCCAAGAAGGTTGAGGAATATCGGACGGTCAATGAGGGCAAATACCGTGCCTATGCACAGGGAATGACTAATGTATGAAGAAAGGGGATTTCACAATGTTTAAGCACTATGAGAACACCACCTACATCTGTCTGTTTGGCAGACGCTACATTTTCAAGGATGGCGCATACATTGGCTGGTATCGTCCTTGATGGGAGGGCTGACAATGGACTTGACCAACATTAAGCCGTGTGTGGAGTGTGCGAAGTGGGGCAAATGCGCCTTATGGAGAAACGCTGACCAAATGGCGTGGATTCGTATTCGCAAGGCTATTGTTAAAGGCGAGGATTGCTTTGAGGAGGTAGACGATGGCTGAGTTGAAACCTTGCCCGTTTTGTGGGGAGTTGCCGAGAATTGTTGAAAACAAAATGAACTTGAAAGAGATTTTGTACGGCGTTCTTTGTTGTGATGATGAACATCATTCTGTAAGTGTTGGATATTTTTACAGTATCGAAGAAGCAGCCGAAGCGTGGAACAGGAGGGCAAACGATGGACAACATTCGTGAAAAGCTGGTGGAGCTGCTGGAGCAGAATGAAATCGGATTTATGACCTACAGCACAGACAAGGTCATAGCCGCAGCTATTGGGGATGATCCTATAGATAGGTTTCTGAGTCGTGTCGTATTTACAGCAGACTTCCTTCTTTCTAACGGCGTGACCATCCAAGAGTGGATTCCTGTGAGTGAACCGCCCAAGGAGAACGGCAGATATTATGTTCATGTTAAAATGCATGATATTTCTTATGTAAAGATTGCAACTTTTTCCAAGGAGAGCGTTGCTGGATTGCACGATAATTGTTGGTACGAATACGACTCGGATGTCGGCTTCTATGAGGTGACAGATGTCACCCACTGGATGCCCATGCCCCAACCGCCGAAAGGAGAGTGACACATGAACGCATTTGACCGTAAACCGAAAAAACCGCTTGCCGTGTGTCCCAAGTGTGGCATGGACAGTGGTGAACGGAAATGCACTGTGAATCTGCCTGAACGCTATTTCATCCGCTGTGCAAGCTGTGGTTACATCGTGGGCGGTTTCAACACACAGGCCAGCGCAACGGCAGCATGGAACAAAGAAAGCAAGGCGAGGTGGGCGAATGACAGAGAATGAATACAGCTATCTACTGACGATGTATTTAGCTTCTGACTACTGTGAAGCCATGTCATTCTATGAGTACACCACACGCTATGGCAAGCAGCTAATCAAAAACAGGAGTGAAGACGATGGCAGAAAAACGGATGTTCACGCAGAAGATCATTGACAGTGATGCCTTCCTTGACATGCCGCTGTCAACACAAGCCCTATATTTTCATCTGAACATGAGGGCTGATGACGATGGGTTCATTAACAATCCCAAGCGCATCCAGCGGACTGTCGGCGCATCCGAAGATGATTTGAAGCTACTGATTGCAAAACGGTTTGTCATCTGCTTTGAAAATGGTGTGATTGTCATCAAACATTGGCGCATGCACAACACACTGCGAAAAGACAGATACAATCCGACACAGTATCAGGAACAATATGCCCTTCTTGATGTGAAGGACAACAATGCCTATACGGAAAAGACTGTGGCAACCACTTGGCAACCAAACGGCAACCAACTGGCAACGCAGTATAGTATAGATAAGTATAGTATAGATAAGAAAAGTATAGTAGAGGATAGTGAGCCTGAATCTGACGATTCAGAGCCATCCCCTAAATCTTCAAAGAAGCCTGTCAAGCACAAGTATGGTGAATACAACAATGTGCTTCTGACTGATGATGAACTGGACAAGCTGAAATCTGAATATTCAGATTGGGAAGAACGGATTGAACGCCTGTCATCATATGTGGCATCAACAGGGAAATCCTATAAGAGCCACTATGCCACTATTAGAAATTGGGCAAGGAAGGATGGTGTAACCAATGGACAGAATCACGGAAATACTGGCGAAGCTGGGAAGTATGGGACATACATCTGATGTTATGCCCAAAACGCCTGAAGAATGGGAAAAGGCACGGGCAGATAGCTTCAACACATCCGTTGGCACACTGAATGAAGAAGATGGCTATGATTGCAAGAAGTGCCACAACAAAGGTTGGATCATGAAGGCTGTCCAGCTTGAAAACGGCACATGGTCAACAGCATCCCATCATTGTAAGTGCATGAAGGTCAGAACGGCAATCAAGCGGATGCAGAAAAGCGGCCTGAAGAACATCATCAAGGATTATACTTTTCCAAAGTTTGAAGCGGCTGAAGCATGGCAGCAGACAATCAAAGATGCTGCCATGCAGTATGCCAAAAATCCTGAAGGCTGGTTTTTCATCGGTGGGCAGAGTGGCGCAGGAAAGACACACATCTGCACAGCCATCTGCCGTGATTTCCTGATGGACGGCAAAGAAGTCAAATACATGCTGTGGCGTGATGATGTTGTGAAGCTGAAGAATGCTGTGACTGACTTGGAACAGTATGAGCGGCTTGTAGACCAATACAAGCGTGTAGAAGTGCTGTACATAGATGACCTATTCAAGACAGGCACGGCAGCGGATGGGACACCACAGCGGCCTACAGGGGCAGACATCAATGTTGCCTTTGAAATCCTGAATTTCCGCTATAACGATCCTAAGCTGCTGACCGTCATTTCCAGTGAATGCACGATTGACAGCATCATTGACATTGACGAAGCCACAGGCGGCAGAATCTTTGAGAAGGCGAAACATGCCTTCAGCCTGAAACCTGACAGGCGCAGAAATTATAGATTGAGAGGTGTCACAGAACTATGAGATTGATTGATGCTGATGCGCTTCAGTTTGAGCCAAAAAACGGTGTACTGAATGGCGTTCTGTTCATGGGTAGGGCAACAGGCAAAACGCTTTCTTTAGTTCAGAGTTGTTTGGAAGCCATGATTAACAATGCCCCAACCATCGATGCTGTCCCCGTGGTGCGCTGTGGCAGATGCAAGTGGGGCAAGGCGTATAAAGCATGGGAGGGGCAAGCAGGGTTCAAGTGTGAGCTGCTTTGCGTGGATATCGGTGTCAACGACTTTTGCAGCTACGGAGAACGGAGGTAGAAGATGCGGCTGATTGATTTGGACACGCTATTACAGTTTCTTGAATCGCAGAATTGCGCTAACGATTGGCTTGTAAGTATGTATAACGCCGATTGGATTGCATCTTGGTTGGAGAGCCAGCCAATTATCGAAATTGATGTGGTGCGTTGCAAGGATTGCAAGTACGGGAGATTGGATGATTACACATTGAAGATGTTTTGTTCAAGTCCGTTGGGTAGTTACGGATGTACACCAACCCAAACAAACAATTTTTGCAGCTATGGAGTACGGAGGGAAGAAAGATGATTAAGATTGAAAACATTGAAGTATTTGGTTGGGAAGCAGCAATCAGAGGGTTACGCAATCCTAAGAATAGTTGGCATTTGAGTGATAGCGGTTGGACTAAAGATGTTGAGTGGGAAGAACATGATCCCGCTTTTATGAACGGTGAGTATGGCTTTTTTATCGGTGAAAATGACCTTAAACTTATGAAGACACTGGCAAAGGCTGGTGATGACCACGGGAAATTTTTGAGGATGGTCAATGTGACAGTTGACCTGACAGCACCTTTGTATTGGTGGAAGGAGTTTGACACATACAAGGTTGGCACGGTTGCAAATAGTTGTTCCACGATGCACAAGATTCATGCAAAGCGGTTCACTATGGATGACTTCAGTTGTGAAAATCTTGAAGATATTTTCCTTCACAGATTTAGGGACACTATCAATCTGCTGAACATCGCAAGAGATGGGTTTATTGCGGCAAGCAAAGAAGAATCATCGCTTGTTTCAGCGAAAGACTACTGGTGGCAGATGATCCAGCTTCTCCCTTCCTCTTATAATCAGAAACGCACTGTTCAGCTTAACTACGCCGTGCTGAAAAATATGTATTTTGCAAGACGGCATCACAAGCTGGATGAGTGGCACACGCTGTGTGACTGGATGCTTACGCTGCCGTATTTCAAGGAAATCTGTGTGCAGGAGGAAAAATGATGGAACAACGCTTGATTGATGCGAATGCGCTGATTGAAGCAACGAAGAATTTTTGTGACGGGTATAAAGTCCACTGGACGGACAACAAAGTGCTGGCATGGATTGACCATGCGCCAACCGTGGATGCTGTTCCTGTGGTGCGGTGCAAGGATTGTGAACATCGTGGAAGTGTCGATTGTCCGATGCACTATGAAGAAGATTGCACTTATACGGACGATGATGGCTACAGTGAGTGGTATTGGATTGAGCATGACCATACTTGTGATGACGGGTTCTGTGACCGTGGAGAACGGAGGGACAGCGATGGCTGAGTATATCGACAGAGCGTTGGCAAAAGAAGAAGTAAAGCACATCCCGTGGTGCAACTATAGTGCGGTTGGTGCTTGCCTTGACCAACTTCCTTCCGCTGATGTAGAGGTTGTGAAGCACGGGCGGTGGGAGCGACTTCCCGATAATGAAGAGTGGGCTTACTGTTCACAGTGTCATTGTTGTTGGGAATGGGAAATTATCAACAACTGCAATGTAAGATACTGCCCCAACTGCGGCGCAAAGATGGATTTGGAGGGATAACACATGATTGATGCAAAACGATATTTGCAGCAAGTCAAGCAGTGTGAAGTGCGTATTCAAATCAAGATGGAAGATTTGGAGCAGTTGAAGGCATTCACAACAAAGGTCACATCCACGCTGTCTGATGTGTCTGTGTCAGGCACGAAGAACAATGACAAGATGGGTGATGCCATTGTCAAGATCATAGAGTTGCAGAATGACATCAACTGTGAGATTGACAGACTGGTTGACTTGAAGAAGGAAGTCTGTGCTGTGCTGGATAAGGTCAGCAATGAAGACCAACACACTGTTCTGTACAAGCGTTATGTGCTGTTTAAGTGCTGGGAGCAGATTGCCTGTGACATGAACATGACATATAGGAATGTGTGCTATATCCACGGCAGAGCATTACAGGCTGTGGAACGGATTTTGAAAGTGGAAGGTGACAATGAATAAGATCAAAATCACGAGTTTACGAGACAGGTTTAAGGCGGCTGTTTTGGCGTTTCGTGGTAAACCTGTCGGCAGACTTTTTTTAGGCATCGAGGTTAAACGCTGCAATGAGTGTCACGCTGTACCCGTGGTGTATTGCAAGGATTGCAAATGGTGGGGCGGGATTGGGTGTGCCATAAGAATCGATGACGAAACCGACAAGCCGAAGGAAAACGATTTTTGCAGTTTTGGAGAATGGAGGTCTTACAATGGCTGAATTGAAACCTTGCCCTTTTTGTGGGGGCGAAGCAAAGCTGCTAAATAGCTTTAACCAGAGGGGGAATTATTCTGCTGTGGTTTGTTTGCTTTGTGGCATATCTGGAAAGCGGTCTTACATCTCTTACACGCCGTCCGCTAATCAAGCCGCAAAGGATTTGTGGAACAGGAGGGCTGACAATGGCAAAGAAGATTAGGCCAATGATATGCCCAAATTGCACAAGTGGAAGGGTGACGGTGTGGAAAAATGCATATCCACGCAGCATGAAATACTTTGTCGAGTGCGACAAGTGCCACTGGTGCGGCAAGACAAAGCTGCTCAAATTCAGAGCTATTAGAGCATGGAACAAGGAGAGGTGACAATGCAACTGATTGATTTTCTGAAAACGGCTGACAAGGATGAATACATTTATCTTGGCGCAGCAAGCTGTTATCTGTGGATTTCAAAGCCAGAAGAAATGATTGAAAAGCTGCCTGAACTGGATGATAACTACACGGCTGACCTTCAATTTAAGATTGAGAATAAAAACAGACACATTGGCTTTTATGAAAAGCAATTGGCATCTGCGAAATCAGAATTTGAAGTGAAGGAACTGAAGAGCAACCTGGAAAGAGAACAGCGCATCAAAAATGATTTGGTTGCCAAGCTGGAAAATCGTATTCCCTTTGCTGCCAGACAAGTCAAGGATGTGTATAGAAGAAGGATGGTCAAGCCGTTTGGGTTCTGTGTCATCATTGAGGGACATGAGTTTGGTGACTTCTGGACACTGGAAGATTTGGAGAAATACAATGGACACTAAGCTGCTATGGCTGAAAGTCACTAAGGACGAATATGAACTTCCGCTGGCAGTAGGAAATAGCGCATCAGACCTTGCAAGGCAAGTTGGTGTGAGTAGGTCAACAATTATTTCTGTTATGAGTAACGCAAAAAAGCGTGGTGGGCGTTGCTGTTATGTGAAAGTGGAGGTAGATGACGATGGGAAAGAATCGGATTAATCCACACAACCTGATGACCGTGCTGGATGAGGAATACAATGTCAAGATTACATGAGAAAACAGGGGGTTGGTCATCCAATCCCCTGTTCCACACAGTCGATGATAAATTGGCTTAACGATTTGCCTTGCTTTTCAGCAGCTTCCTTCCATCTATCCTTTGTTCCCTTCTTTGTCCTGATCCTGATGTCATCAGTGCTTTCTTTGAGATATTTGATGGAAGCCCGTTTCTGTGCTTCAGTGTACTTTGATCCCATAATCACACATCCTTTCCATTATAGTATATCAAAAGATGTATATATCCGCTATATACAAAATAGACAAAAATCTGCGTGAAAGTTTGGGTATTCTGCGAATTGAATATATGTCCGCTATATATTATAATGTAACCACAGTAAAGATAACGGACAGGCCAAGAGCCAGAAAGGAAAAACAATGAAAGCTAG